TGAATTCCTCCATCAGAGTGATTCTCTCTGCCAATGATGCACTCAGCTCCCAGCGACGACAAATGGTTAGACACAACCCATGGGTCGAGATCTCCACATTGTGCGTAAGTGAGGAGGACATAGCGTGCTTGAAATTTGAATGACATAATACAGCTGATTACTCAGCTGTCTCCGTTGGTCCTTTTTAATGTTATATAGGACCAACGGAGACAGAGACACTCTGTCGACTATATATACCCCGCCTCGTCCCCGTTCTCAATTCTACGCCGTACTTCTCATCATGTTCTGCCAGGATTGTATGTGCAGCTTACATAATTACGACTCGGACCATCACCACGGCCGGTCTCTCCCTTGTGATTGCAAATCAAGTCCACGTCAGCTCGAAGCAGCCACTCAACGCCATTGCGCAACATGCCGTCTCGCCTTAAACGATACGTGCGCAGATATCGATCTCGCGCACCTCGCAAGTATGCTCGCAGACGTTATCGTACGACTCGACCAACTAGCCGTCGACGTCGGTATACTAAGCGAAGAAGTTATGGAGGAATGACTTCTCGACGACGCATTCTCAACGCTACTACTTTGAAGAAGAGGGATACTCTCATGAATCTTACCAATACGAACGCCACCGGCGCCCCTCAGACAACTTGGGCTACTGGTCGTGCCTTCTTGCAGGGTAGCGCTGTCAACATTATGTGTTGGAGTCCTACCTGCCGAGTTCCTTCGGAGTCACTTCGTAACAATCCCGGTCAACTCTCTACTGGTAAGCCCTACTATGTGGGGCTGAAAGAGAATCTCCGTATCGACACTAGCAGCGGCCGCCCATGGCGCCACCGGCGCATTTGTTTCACCACAAAAAATGATGGCAATCTATACGAAGGTGCCCCCGACGCTATTCCTGTTTGGAAACGTGGAGGTCCCATTGACTCTAATGTTGGCTACGTCCGCCCATGGCAACCCATGATTGGTGGTGCCTATACTGAACTTCGGGATCATTTAATCAACATTTTGTTTCAGGGTACTATTACCCAAGATTTCGATAACGCCGTCGATGCCAAGGTTGATCGAACCCGCGTTGATATCAAATTTGACCGCACTTGGACTATCCGCCCCCAAACTACAGTGGGCTCTACTGCCCCCAAGAAACTCTGGCATCCCATGTATAAGATGTTTCACTATGACCAGGATGAATCCGGGAAGGTTACTAATTACACTGATTACGCTGCGGCTACTCGTCAGGGTATGGGAGATTATTATGTGGTGGATATTTTCGATTGTTTTCAGGGTACCTCTAGCGACTTACTCGCTATTGGTGGAGAGTCTACTCTATACTGGCATGAGAGATAAGCTCTATGTCCAGTTTAATAAAATCGCAGTTGGCGTTCAGCCACTCAATTTCATCATCTCGTATTCCGTGCTCTTCCCTTGGATCCACATTGTTCAGCCATATGGATGGCTTGCCCCATTGCACTAACTGCTTGCCCTTGTACTTGTCCGTGACGTAGAATTCCTTTTGGTGCCCAAGCCAGAATTTGTAAGTTGGTAGGAATTTCAACCCACCAAAATCATCAAACACTGCATAAGCCACGTCATCAAGAGGCTCATCCATTGAAAAGAGGCCTCCAAAGTAAGCGTGGTTGCCTAGTGAACGGGCCCACAGGGTCTTACCCATCCTGGATGGACCGTACAAGATCAGACTTTTTTTTCGCACTATTCCTTGTTAGTATATCGGTCGGTAAGACGACGAGCGGGGTAGTCCGGAGCGCAGCGGAGGTGTGTCTGCCCCGTCGAGGAGGCGTAGATCAACATGAATCCTCATCTGCATCCCAAGACTATGAACTGCTAGCGCAGCGTCACCTACCTCCTCCTGAATGTCCTCCAAGATTACTTTCAACCCATTGACCGAGCTCTGCCAATCGTTCTCCTTCGACCACAATTCCTGGCGGAGTGCGGTAGGCCTCCCGAACAGCGCGATATCGGTGTTCAGCGTATGCTCGGCACTGAGTGAAGGATCGTACCATCGCACTAGGGTCCAGCTCCGCAAGTAGTCGCCAAAACTCCTCTCGAGTCTCTGCAGCCACAATTTGAGCCCATCTCTCAGCATTTGCTGGTAGCTTGTTTCCGCCTGCCTCGTCGGGTCGTTCCAATCCTCCAGCAACAACATCGCCATCTTTGATTGCATAATCATATCCAGCCCAAGGGCGCCCCTTGCTAGGCTCAATGTTTGGATGGCATCCTCCCACATCGAATTTTTGGACGTTCCGCGTACTGAATCGTTTTCCGAAGTCGACAAAAGCATGGAGGTGAATTCCTCCATCAGAGTGATTCTCTCTGCCAATGATGCACTCAGCTCCCAGCGACGACAAATGGTTAGACACAACCCATGGGTCGAGATCTCCACATTGTGCGTAAGTGAGGAGGACAT